TTAATACCACCTCTTGTAGCTTTGTCATTTAAGTATCTGAAGTCAGACTTGTAGAAGTCATAAGAACCTCTTCTGAAACCAGTGAAACCTAAATTTAACGCCATGTCTTCAGAGTTGTTGAATACACCGTAAGATGTACCACCAGCCCCATAAGAATTCATTGAGGCTAACATATCATCAATAGCCAAGCTAGTTGATCGGTTAACAAACATCATGTATTCTTCAATAGCACCTTGCTTATCAAACTCAGCTAAAATAGCATCGAACTCAGCTAAATCAGTAGCAGCGTTAACACCAGTCACACCAGTAGTAACGTTACCTCTATCTTCAATAGCAGCGAATAAACCTTCAGTACCAGTTAATGTAGTACCATCAGTTCCTAAAAACGCGTCTACTTTAGAGTTAGCAGCTGTAGTTTTAATAGACTCAAGCATTGCCATTTCAATATAATCAGTAAAACGAGCCCTTGTATCAGACTCAGCTTTTAAATACCATAAGTATCCAGAAGCACCACCTTCAGAAGAAACTTCAACCCAACCAATTCTAGACGCATCAGAACCTGATACTTCGTAGTAATCTTTCATAATAATTGGTTTGTTTTGGAAAGTTTTAAACTGTGGCTCGTTAGCTTGACGACTAGTGTTGCCATTATAGTTATCACCTTTCTTAAATTCAGAACCATAAACTAATATAGTAGCTGTATCTCCTGAACCAGCGGCTAAACCTGCGTTAGCAAAAGTAGCTGTTGAGTTACCAGCGTTATAAAGAGCTATACTAATTTGATCGTTAGAAACAGCTGTTACTAAACCTTGTGCAGTTGCACTAGCGTCAGCTACTAAAACCATATCATTAACTCTAATACCGTGATCAATAGCAGAAGTACCAACAGAATTTCCATCGATATCAGTATCGATTTCAAAAGTACCACCTTCTTCGTTACTATTTCCAGTTTGTTGAGTCGCATTTGCAATGTGACCTTTGTATGATAGATGTAATCTACCTTGTTCAGACCAAACGACTTGATCAGCCGTCATAGCCTCTTCTGCACCAACTTGAGCAAGGAAACCAGAAATTGTTCTAGGTCCGAAAACCTCAGCTTCTTTTTCCATCAAGTCTGGCACGTATTGTTGTGACCAACCAGCATTTGAGCTGTTAGCCAAATCTAAATAATTTGTGTTTAGTGTTTGCTTTGTTGGAGCTGGAACACTATTCAAATTATCTCCTGCAGTAATTGCCATAATTTTGTAATTTTAAATTGTTATTTGTTTTTATTTATTTTAAACTTAAAATCAGAAGAATTATCGCCTAACACTTTTACTTTTATTCCACCCGCTTCAACGGTTCCATGACTTTGTCTTGGATCCATATTAACGTTTTTGGCTTTAGCAACACTATTTTTCATAGCATCAGCTTTTCCTTGTTCGTAAAAATGTTTTGCAACAGCATCAGCATTCATCGCTGTAAATAAAGATTTGTGATAACCCTTAGCGTCTGATAATGTAGAATTTTTATCTAAAAACTTTTTAGTAAAATTACTTATATCACTTTGAGTATTTTTAATCTCTTCAGCGTTGTTTACATTAAACCTGTATTTTTTATCACCGACGTTATATTCAAAACCTTTGAACTTGTCGTTAAAAACTTGATTAGTTTTTTGTGTAAAAATTTCAGAGTTCTTTTTTACTATTTTTTCATTTGCTTCTGACTCTTTGTTGTATCTATTAAAGAAGTTTACAGCTTTTTGTTGTTCAGGCGTAAGCTTTGAACCAGCTTTAATTTCTTCATAGTATTTGGACTTTTGCCCGTCCAGGTGGCTTCTAGCACTGGCAACTTGCTCTTTTAATGCTAGTTTTTTTCTTCGTACATCTCTTTCCTCGTCAACTTCTTCATCGTAAGAAAAAGAGTCTTCCATAAGAAAGTTAATTTCTTCGTTTGTTAAATGCGGTTTTGTTTGTTTGTAATACTCATATAAAACATCGTTATCATTTAACTTGCTATAATCTTGATTTAGCTTTACATAATCGTTTATATCACCACCAGTTTCTTCCATAAAATCTACTAATTTTTGAATATTTTCTGGTAATGGTTTTCCAGTAGCCTCAGCTTGTGCAACCGCTTCTTCAACCTGCTCTTCTACTTCTGCAACCTCTTCTTCAGTAGAATCTTCAGTTATTTCTTCTAGCGTTGGAGCTTCTTGTGTTTCTGCTTCCGGTTGTATTTCTTCTTGTTCTTGTGTGGACTCGGCATCTTCAGGCTCTGCAACCACTCCGCTGTCGTCAGCGTTATCTTCTTTAGTTTCATCTTTTTCTTCTTTTGGTGTTGGTGGTTTATCTAAGTTTACTTTAATAACATCATCTTTTGTAATGTTGTCTTGTGTAGTCTCTTCGACTACTTGTTCTTTGTTTTCTTCCATAATATAATATAATAATAATTAATAAATTTATCTAGGGTCAAACGCGCCTAAATTAAATCCTCCGCCTAGTATATCATTACCTGCAGACTCAAAGTTTTTAGGTGGTTTTCCACTATTTCTTTGTTCAATCATTTCTGATTGCTGTGTAGCTTGTATTTTTGTTCTTTCGTCTTTACGATCTTCTTTTTGTTTTTCTCTTTCTTTCATGCCATCAACTTCAATATTCTTAAGCTGCATGCTATATTGAAACTCTAAAGCCATTAATTCTTTTTTCATTTCAACCTCTTGCTGCATTTTTTGAGCGTTTATTTGAGCTTCTATTTGCATTAACTCCGCTTTACCAGCATTTAAAGCTTGGTTTTTTTGAACATCAGCTTGCGCTGCGGCTTGCGCCGCTTGAGTATTAGACTGGGTTTGAGCTTGTATATTTTGCATTTGTAACGCTCTATCTTTGTCTTCTTTTTTCTTTCTTCGTATTTTTAAAAGCTGATTAGCTAGTTTAACATTTTTCACCTCTCTAAGATCAATAGCATCTTCTAACTCTATTGTTTTTTGTTGAAGCGCCATTTGAATATTATTTTCTAATCTAGCTTTTTCTTCTTCATCAGGCTGTAACTCTAAAAATATTCCAAAATCATATAGATGTAAATTAGAAATTTCTTCTAGTGTGGCAACGTTGTGCACGCCAATAGCTTGAATAAAAGCATCTTTAGTTGGAGAATATTCTATAACATCTGATATTCTAAGAGATAAACAATCTGCTATTTCAGCTGTTAAATACAACCCAGCTTGTAATATGTGCCTTGTTGCTGTATTACTATTTGCTGCTGCTAATTTTTGTATACCAACCAAAGCGTTTTTATCAGGCGTGCTACCGTCTCTAGCTTCATTAAGACCGGTTACATCTCTTATCATCTGTAAATAATAATTATAATTAGCAATAAGCGCTTGCATTTTATTACCACCAGATCCTGATGTTATTTCTTGAATAGGTATTTTACCTGGATTCATATCACCATCTTGAGTAAACGATCTACCTATAACAGAACCAGTTTGGAAAAACATGTTTAAAGCTTCTTGTGGATTATAGTTAGTACCATTACCAAGGTCAACCTCTGCCAAACCATCCGCATCTAAGTAAACACCATCAGGCACCATGCGTGACATTACCTGCTGTAGTTTTAAATGAGTTAATTGAATCATGTCAGCGAAGCCAGTTATACGTTTTACTAAAGAATCTATCTTACCATCATACATTCTAGGAGCAACTATAGCATAATTCATTTTTACTTTAGTAAAATCACTTTTAGGTCGCATCATGTTTTTAGACATTTCGTATTTAAGCAACTTGTCTGTACCTAATATTAAAGCACCTTCATATAAACACTCTATAGATCTAAGCATTCTACTATAACCACCTTCTTTGTTTTCAGGTGGGTTAAATGAATCATCTTTAGGTATAATTTTATCTGCACCAGTACCAGTTTGTTTTACTTTATAAACTTCATTCATATAAGTTTTATAATTAAAATATAAAACTTGGATAGTATTAGTGTCTTCTTTTTTACCAGAATATCTAGTATTATAATTATTTCTATTATAATTTTTGTTTTTCATTATATCCTCAAGATCACTTTCTGTTAAATGAGGAAATTGTTTTGCTAATTCATTAACTGGTATTGTTTTTACTTCGCCAACATAATATATATCATCAAAGTTAGGTGAATCTGTATATGAATAAACTAAATTAGCAGGATCAACATAATCTATAGTAACACCTTCAGAAGTGTTAAAATTTGTTTTAACAGCACCAATACCAAGAACTGTTAAATCATAATAAAACCTTTTCTTTATAGATTCATAATCATTACCTTCAAATAAAACATTTAAAGCTTGTTCTTCAGCAAGCTCAATAGCTTGTTTATAATTTAACTGCATATGAAGCTGTAACTCTTCTGGTGAATCTGGTAATTCTATTTCTGTACTTCTCATGTCTATACCATAATCAGTATTTACCTCAGCGTCAAACTGCCTCATTTCCATATCTTCCATTATAGCCTCCATGTATTCAGTTCTTTCAGTTATACTATAAGGGTCTTGAGCAAAAGCTTTAATATCGTATGTTCGTTCAGCAATACCATTAACAACTATATCTACAAACTTAGATATAATTGGAACTGGCTTCCAGTCTAAATTTAAATAGGACAAATCACCATTTATAGATAACTCGTCCTTATATTTTTGTATTGATTGTTCTCCTCTAGCGTATAATCTTAAACTGTGAAAATCTTTAATATTAGACATGTATTTATTATTACTTCTGTCTTCATTAAACCATTCTGTTTCTATAGCTTTAGCTACTTTTAAACCATAATCATAGCTTAGTTTTTCAGCATCACTGACTGTTTGGCTTGGAAAATAACTTTTACTAGAATATTCTTT